GTATTTCGCTCTCATCAACTGCGCATGGGAATATCTCGATGAATCCCAAAGGCGTTTCTTTAAGGATAATGTCGAATGTTTCCGTGAGGCTGCTCAAGTGGCTGCAGGGCATTGTGAGATGTGTTATTCGGTAACAAAGCACGAATGGATAGAATACCCAAAGAGTATTTCTTTTGATTCCATGACAGAAGACGAGTTCAGTAATCTGTATGAGCGTGTAAAGAATGTTATCTATCAGTATTTCATTCCTAACATCAGTAAAGAGGAGTTTGAGCAACAACTAAGGTTTTTCTAATAATATCAATTTAACGTTAAAATAAAAATTATGAGTGACATTTTAGTATCAGGTACAATTGTTCAGGCACTCCCCATTCAGCAGGGAGTTAGCCAGAGAGGTAATCAGTGGCAGCGTGCTTCTTATATCATCGAGCATGAGCATGGTCAGTATCCAAAGCGCATGGTCTTCGATGTGACCAATGCCAAAATCCAGGAACTGAACATTCAGGTAGGTGAGACATTAACAGTTCACATCAATGCTGACTGCCGTGAGTATCCGCAGGGATCGGGCAAGTTCTTCAATAGCATTGAGGCATGGAAGGTCGAGCGTCAGTATGCGCAGCAGACTGTTCAGCAGCCTGTTCAACAGCCTCAGTACGCTCCACAACCTCAGACACAGTTCCCACCGCAACAGCCTGTGGCTCAACCGCAGCAGCCAGTAGCTGCACCATTTCCTCCACAGCAACCAGCTGCACAGCCACAACCACAGCAGGGGTCACTTCCATTCCCACCCCAGCAGTAGGAACTAAGGCTTCGGGCACTGAGCCTATCAGTGTCCAACATGGGGAGCGGGATGCCAAAGGCCACGGCAACCCTGGGGAACAAACCACTTGACGGCTTTGACTCGTCATACTGGTGTTGGGGGTTCGACTCCCTCGCTCTCCACAAAATAGATAAGTATGAAATACAACTGGTGTCTCGGAATAACATTAGATGGGAATTATCAAGAGCATACCTGCAAACTTCGAGAGAATTGCGTATATTATATACACGATATCTTTCGTAGGTTCAGGCGTGAAGAGCTGGAAGAAGAGCCTCTGATGAATGAGCCAGGTAAGCCTTGTCAGTATTTCAATCCAAAGGCAATAATAGATGAGAAGGAAGAGAATGTTGATCCTTTTGCTCCTCTGTTGCAACCTGTTTGAAGAATTTTTACAAGATAATTACTTAATCGCAATATAGAAGTTTGAGAGAGATGTAACTTTGTAGCGTGGATAGCAAGGATTGATCCCCTTGTGACGTGCGGGAAGCCAACCACCGCCTCCACGTTACTTTTGGTTGGTTTTATTTAATGGGTGGCGATATGAACAAGGGTTTTATGCAATTAACAAGGAATATTGATAGTTGGGGATGGTATCGGGACTCCAATACTTTTAGAGTATTCTTTCATTTGTTACTAAAAGCTAATTGGAAGGAATCTACTTATATGGGTAATAAGATCGAAAGAGGTTCTTTGGTAACAGGTAGAAAGCAGTTGGCAGTTGAACTTGATATATCCGAACAGAATGTTAGGACAGCTTTAAGTCACCTACAGTCAACCAACGAAATAACCATCAAATCAACCAACAAATTCTCTATTGTAACTATCTGTGAATATGATAGTTGGGTTGGTGTAGAAAATCAAACTAACCAACAAGATAACCAACAATCTGCAAATAATCAACCAACAAATAACCAACAACTAACCACTATAGAAGAATTAATAAAAGAAAATAAATTATTAAAAGAAGAACTTGCTAAAGCAAGTAAGAAGAAAGTTTCTCCTGTTTTTGTTCCGCCAACTATTGAGGAAGTTGATGCCTATATTAAAGAGCAGGGTTATCATTTCGATGCGTCTGCATTTATTGACTTTTATGAGAGTAAAGGTTGGTATGTTGGAAAGAACAAGATGAAAGAATGGAAAGCGGCTTGTAGAACATGGGAGAAAAATAGGAAGAATGATTTTCAAAGAGGTATTCAGCCTCGTGACATGTTCTCTGAGAATACAGAAGAAAATAACACTATAAATTGGCAGACATGATTGACGAGAGACAGATTTACAAGTGGTGGGATGTATTCAAGAATGGCAAGGATCTGACAGAGATAAGAATTCTTGATGGAAACCGAACATACAGCGGTTACTTTAAGAATGTTGAGAATCTTATCAATGCTATTAAGCCGTTCGATGCCTATCCAAATGCTCAGATATACTTTACGCTGAACCATATCAAGGAGGGATGTTATTCCAGACGCTGTGAAAAAATAGTGTCTGTGATGCGCGACCCGACAACAAGTGATGTTGATATAGATGGACGAACGCATATTCTTATCGACCTTGATCCAAAGCGTCCTGCGGGAGTTTCGTCAAGTGACGAAGAACTTGGCTTTGCTTATCAGAAGGCGGTTGATATTTACAATTTTCTTTTGTCTCAGGGCTTTAATGAGCCTATTGTCGGCAAGAGCGGAAACGGTTATCATATTACGATTCCATGTAAGATAGCTGCAAATGAGGAATCTACTGCAGTAATCAAGAAATTCCTTCAAGTACTGTCTATCACATTCTCTGATGACAAGGTAGAAGTTGACGAGAAGGTTTTCAACCTTGCAAGAATCTGTAAGCTGCCAGGAACTCAGGCACGCAAAGGCGAATCAACCAAAATGCGTCCGTGGAGAATATCGGAGATAATAAAAGTTCCTGATGAGATAAAGCCAACAGATATAGCTTATTTCAAGAAGATTGCCGCTTTATACCCTGAGGAAGAAGTTAAGCCGAATAGGTATAATGGCTATTCTTCTGAGAAATTCGACTTGGTAGAGTTCCTGAATAAGCATAGTATCGGATATAAGGCTGAGAGAGTTGCTGGAGGAACAAAGTATATTCTCGACCATTGTCCGTTTAATGATCAGCATAAACATAAGGATGCGGTCATCTTTCAGCGTGATAGTGGGGCGATTGGTTTTATTTGCTTACACAACTCTTGTGCCGATAAGACGTGGCGCGATGTTCGCTTATTCTATGAGCCTGATGCTTATAGCAAAGAATACACACCACCGATACAGAATTACAAGCAGTCATATCAGCAACCGATACCTGTACCATCTCAACCTCTGCAGCAGACTGCTGACAAAGGAAAGATATGGTTGAAGATGTCTGAGATAAAGAAGCCGAAGATTGATTTGAATGATTTCGTTCCTTCTGGCATTCCTCTTATAGACAAGCGCGGTCTTGGTTTCCGTAGAGGTCATGTCTCAGTTTGGACAGGTTTTCGTGGTTGCGGTAAGTCTTCGCTTTTAAATATGCTGATTCTCAATAGTGCGCAGAAAGGTTATATGAATGCCTTGTGGACTGGAGAGTTGACTGACAAGATGGTGAAACAATGGCTTTATCTGCAAGCAGCAGGAAAACGTTTCAACAGAAGATATGGTTCGACGGATTACTATTATACTCCTGACCACATAGCGGAGAAGATAGATCCGTGGATGGATAAGTATCTGATGCTCTTCAACAATAAGTATGGAGATAACTTTATGCAGATCAGTGAGCAGCTGAGACGGCTGAAGGAAGAGACTGGACTTGACAGTGCTTACTTCGACAATCTGATGGTACTTAACTATCGTGAACTAAGTACAGATAAATATGAAGGACAGGGTGTGTTGCTACAGAAATTGGAAGACTTGGCAAAGGAGTTGGATATCCACATTCATCTTGTAGCACATCCAAACAAGGCTTCGGGTTTCTTGAGAATCGATAATATCAGTGGAAGTGGTGATATAACCAATAAAGCTGATAACGTATTTATCTTGAGCCGTATCAACATGGATTTCAAGAATAATGCTCCTTCTTACATAGGCAGACCATTGTTCAATGAAATAATGGAAAGCACTTGTACTAATTGCATTGAGATAGCTAAATTTAGAAACAAAGGTTCTCTTGTCGGCAATTTTGTTAAGTTATGGTTTGAGTTTGAGAGCAACCGTTTGAAGACGGATATTGCAGAAAACATCAACTATAATTGGAATGACATACCGGATGAAGGAAATCTTCCTTTTGCTGCAGCTGACGAGAACGAAGCATTACCATTCTAAAATAGAAACATTATGGACATAATCCAGCATAAAGAAAATGATTACAGAAGTTTATATCAAAGGTCGTTATGACCACGGTCAAGGCAAATGCGCTATTGTTGTTGTGGAAGCCGACGAGGTTCTTCATAAGGTCGCGTGGGCTGTGCCTCAGTCATGGACTTATGGTGGCGAGACTATTCCTGCAGACCAATACAACTGTGAGCTGCTTGCTGCTACCTATGCAGCCAAATGGTGTAGGGAAGCTGGAAAGAAGGTCGTGAACATCTACACGAACAACAATGCTACCTACAAGTGGTACACTATGAGGCAGTTCCCTGAGAACCGTACAATGGGAAATGCCTTCTTGGAGGAATCAAAGGATATTCCCGATATTTTCGGGGAATACATTCCTAAGAAGAGCGATAACATCTATAACCTGTTGGTTAATGAGATCGCTGAGAAAGCAAAATAACTAAAAATAATAATTTATGAGTGAAGCTTTATTTCATAGCTGGCATCAGTGGAAAGTCTGCATGATGTCAGCATTAAAGAATGCTGCGTGGGGAATCACGAAAATCATCAGTGGTGTTTTACTTGGTATCATCAGCCTGATTGTATGGCTGTGGCATCTCGCCTGTAAGTGGGTAGGGAAGCATCCTAACATCGCTCTTGGCGGCTTTATCGTCGTTGCAGTGCTTGTATGGGTGTTGACTTTTGTAAGTATGCGTTCTCGCGCTATAGGTGCAGAGTTTCAAAGGGATTCTATCGCCTATCAGTATAAGAACTTCAAGGAAAGGCACGGCTATGAGTAAATCAAAGAGACGTTGGCCCTGGTTCGACATGGGCGAGGATGACGATGAGGTCGAGGCTTATGACGAGAGTGATGAGGTAAGACGTAGGGAAATACTAAAAGATTGGTAGTCATGGAAGTAAAAGACGGACAATACTTTTACGCTCCTCATCGCAGTATGTGGGGTGTTTGGAAGCGTGGAGAGACAGATGCGAATGGTTCTCATGGGGATACGTTCATAGCTGACTTCTCCACGAAGGTTCAGGCAAAGGATTTCGTATACAAGGCTAATCATTGGCTTTAAATATTCGTTATTAACTTTAAAAACAAAAAATTATGGCAAATTTAAGAAGTAGAAGTGACAAGTTCTTTCTCTGCAAGGTTGCTATGCCTGAGATGCAGGAGAACGGTGTTGAGAAGGATGTAACAAAGCAGTATGCTATCAATGCTCTTGATTGGGCAGAGGCTCAGATGCGTATCACGGAGTACCTTACTCCTTATGCAAAGAGTGGCATGACTATCAAGGATATCAAACCTGCGAAGTTCTCTGAGATCTTCTTCACCGATGTTGACACCGACGATGCGTGGTATGCTGCTAAGTTGGCTTACATTACCATTGATGAGCGCAGCGGTAAGGAGAAACGCAAGATGCACACTCATCTGTTCCAGGCAAGTTCACTTGACGATGCAAGTAAGGTCATTGGCGAGGCAATGGGCAATACCATGATTGATTACGCCAAGACTGAGATCAAGGACAGCAAAATCTTTGAAGTAATCGAGTACGGCAAATAAATGGATGTCTCAGTAAAGAAGGACAAAAAGGGAAAATGCTGGTATGTAAGTCATAAGCGGTTAGGCTTTACAGAAGGCATTTTCCTTACTATGGACGAACTGATTGAACTTAAAAACCAATTAGAAGACGTAGTGCCATGAAGGAGAAAGTAAAGAAACTCTACTACGCCGTGTCTGCAAGAGGGCAGGGCGTAGTTTTTACTGATAAGCCTGTAAGGGTAAAGAAAATGGGCTGCTGGAGTGGCACAATCGAGGGGTGCTACTGTTCCGTGGTAGCCGACATGGAGGCAGAGGGGAAACTCAAGCTCCCTTCGCTTAAATACGATGACGATCCTGTTGAACTAAAATTGTCAATAACCTATGGCTGATGTTAACTATTTATTCGGTGTCATAAAGGCTGGAAAGGTCATAAAGCGTTATTTCGGTCATAGCCTGAGTATCATCGGTGCTATCAGGAAGAAGTTCCCAGGGTGCGAGGTGGAAGCCTATGATGTCAGCGAGTATGGCATGAAATTCAAGGATACACCGTGCATTATTGCCGAGGGGAACTATTTCTACAAGGTGCAATGCAAGGAGACAGGAAAGATTTGGGCAAACGCAAAAGAGTGTGCAAAGGCTATCGGTGTTCCGGTCAAGACTCTGTACACAGCAATATCAAGAGGCTCTGGTCTGCAGGGCTTTCATTACTTAAAACTAACAAACAAGGAAACATAAAATGGAGAAAGAGGTAGAAACAAGATACTTCAGCGAGTGGGAGTTGACAGGAGATAGTACAAGTGATTCTGTAGATTTCAGTAAGTAGTATGGAGCAGGAAGAGAAATGTTGCGGTAATTGTT